GAGGCATTACTACAGTAAGTAAATTTCACTCTGCCTGAGACCCGACTGGTAGGTCGGTTCTGACCTGCGTCAGCAGCACCACCTGTGTCTCATCACCTTAACTAGCAAAATGCCAGTAAGTTTATTCAGTCACTCCCGATGTGTGATCAGCACATTTATAATGTATCACACGTGTCAACTATTGTCAACCACCTTTCCAATTATCATCGTTTCCTCATCTACTAATTCCATAACAGCATCTGGGAATGGAGTCACTAGAGCAAACCCTATACCACAGTTGAATACTCTTCTCAACTCTTCCTCTGATACATCCTCAGTCAGATCATTCTGTCTGGATGCCCATGTTATAACATTGAATATCTCTGGTCGTCTCCATGATGACCAATCAATGTAAGCATGAAGACCTGCTGGCATAATCCTATTGATATTCTCCTCTAGTCCACCACCTGTGATGTGTGCCATACCAAAGACAGCATGCTCACCCATACTTGTCATTAGTTTTTGTACCATAGGTGCATAGATGTGAGTAGGAGTAAGTAACTCTGGATGCTCCTTGTATACTAACTCATGTCTCCACAACATATCATTAATGAGACTAAACCCATTACTATGCAGTCCACTACTTGCTACACCAACTATCCTGTCACCTGGTTTGATACCAGTACCATCAATTAAGTTACCTTCATGCTCTATTATACCTGTACAGAATCCTGCTAGGTCATAGTCATTCTGTCTATAATGCTCTGCTGTCTCTCCACCCAACAGTTTCATACCTGATATCTCACATCCTTTGTAGATACCTACCATAATATCTGCTACGTTAGCATCTATCTTCTTAGTGGAGATATAATCTAAGAAGTATAATGGTTTAGCACCACTGGTTACTACATCATTAACACACATGGCTACTAGATCTATACCAATAGTAGTATAGTCACCAGCAACTGCTGCTATATTAATCTTAGTCCCTACACCATCAGCACCAGAGACTAGTAACTGACCGTCAGGTAGTGGGTATATCCCTGAGAAACCACCCACTCCTGGTATTGTCTTGGCAAACTCATTGCCTTTGTCAATGTCTACAGGGTATCTCATATATCACAAGGTGCTTCATCAAAAGAAAGGTCTACTAACCTTTTATACTTTTCATACAACTTACCCATGACAGGTTCAGTTGCTCGTGACTTCCACATCTGTCTTAGGATGAGTTGCATATCATCCATTGGTACTACTACCGAAAGACTACCGTTAGTATGTGCTTCCATTATATGTCACCAGGTGCTCTGTTTTCTGAGTATCCTACCTCAAACATTTGATTAGGATAACGTGCTGCTAACTTAAGTGTATTAATATAGATGACTTCATCAAGTCTGATGTTTAATGCTAGTGCTGCTTGTGCAACGTACCACATGATGTCACCTAATTCCTTCTGAAGATGCTCTTTATTCTTAGCATCATATGGTTTGCCTTGGAATTTTAACTTCTTAACTATCTCCATAAACTCTCCACCCTCTGCACATATACCTGATGCAGCAGTGTCTAACCTAGAAATGTCACAACCTGCACCTTTCAACTCACCATACCTTGATATGAGAGCATTGAAATCTTTACTAGCAGGTGATGTGACTTGATCTACAAACTTCATGTAGTTATCTAAGTCAACCTCAAACTTCTTCTCTCCATCCTTCTCTGCCTTGGTCTTCTCCTTAATCCTTTGCTTCATTCTCTCCTTAGCCTTAGGAGCAGTGTCCATATTCTCACTGTCTAGCATCTCCTCTGGAGTCTTAGGAGTTTCCTGACTCATCTTCTTTGCCTTTGCCTCAGCATCCTCTACTCTATCTCTGGAGGCATTGGATATCTCTTCAGCAGCTTTCTCACTCTCGTAATTGTCACCTGGTGTGTTTGTAAATGTTTCAGACATTAGATTTTAAATCCATCAAAGGTTTTCTTAGGGTTGGTAGCAGGTTCTATATCACCTGCATCGATGATATCATCTTGTGCTCCTTGATCACAATCATACAGCCTCATCTTAGCTCTGTCAATACCCACAACGAATCTCTTATACATTGTAGGGTCATTGTATCTATTCTTTAACTGCTTGACCATTATCTGACCGAGCTCTTCCATTTCCTCATTAGATATGAGAGCGAGCATAAGGTCAGCAGTAGCAGGGAGTCCGAAAGACTCTGACGTGTCAGTAAGGTCAGGATCGCTAGACCCGAAACCAGCACGAGTAGTTTGAGTAGCACTGACAATTGGTAGATCATATTCGACAGCCAATCCCCTGAGTTCCTCAGCAATCGCTTTAACATAAGTGTAACTGTTTACAATGGTACCTTTATACCGTGCTGAAGCACAGATATTTAGATAGTCCACGAATATAATATCAGGACTGAATCCCTTCTTCATAGACAACTCATTTAAGAGTGCCTTAAAGTGACCCACATGTGCAGATGCTGTGGGATATTCCTTGATGATTAACTTACCCTGTGTCTTCTTAGTTAACTCCAGCAACTTGGAGGAGTACTTTTCTTTTGAGAGGAGAGGGCTGTTGAGTTGTTGGATCGGGATGTCCAAAAGGTTGGCATCAATTCGCTCTGCAATTTTCTCCTCTGCCATTTCCATTGTAATGTAGAGAACGTTCCTCCCTTGGAGCAGCACGGAGCTAGCAACGTGGCACATGAATAAAGACTTGCCGACACCCGTACCAGCAAGAGCGATATTAAGAGTCTTATTAGGTAGACCACCTTTTGTAATTTTGTTAAGATACTCGATATCAAACGGTATCTTCTCTTCCTTCCTGTGATAGAAGTCGTATCGGTCATCAGAATCCTGTATGTAATCGTGTCCAACATGATCATCAAAACACACACCAAGAGCCTCGGACATGATACTAGGTATCGCATCCTTTGTACGTGTTTTGTCTTGTCCGTCAGCAATCTTGACAGACTCCATTAAAGCAATGTAAATTGCTTTCTCTTTGCACCACTTCTCAGTGGTCTCGATTAACCAGTCCTCGTTATAATGATCCCTATCTAAATTATTAAGAAACTGCTCAACCTCCTGATATATTTCTTCGGAGATGTCCCGACGTTTCTCTACTTCTATCTTTAGGGCGTTGGGTTCGGGGGTGGTTTCAAACTTGTTGACATACTCAGACAAGGTACTAAACAATACCTTATGTGTCGGTGTGTCAAAATAATCATCCTTTATAAAAGGTAAGACCTTCTTAGTATACGTGTCGTTGAGGATCAGTTTACTAAGAGTGATCTCTTCAATCTTTAGGGTCATGTATAATGCAAGTAAGTTGAGATGGCATACTTATCCTCATCTTTAGGTGCCATGTATGAGTGAGGAAATGTCCACGTAGAAGGGAACATTAATATCCTACCACACTTTGCAGGAATTTCAAGATCAATGTCATTAAAATACACTGCACCACCATCCACATCATTCATAAACATGTGGTATGTAAGGAATCTCCTTGCAGAATTATGATCTCCAACGTCAATGTGACGATCAAATCTATCAGCAGTCTTGTGTTGATACTTATTAATCTTAACTTGCTCAAGACTATTTTGTCTGGGCCAATACCTTTCACAATCAACTTGCTTCATGTACCGCTCACCAGTAAGTTTAATCGCTAGTATTAGTTTCTGATTGATAGGATCCCACTTAGTATTATGTTTGATCTCAGTCTCATCAGTAATATTAATACAAGAGAAACTACACATCTCTGAATCATATCTGACAACAGAGTCAACACTCTGCTCAAACATGTCACAGGCATTCCTGCATAGATTTACGTCCAACACATCGTCATAGGTGACGATATAGTCTTTAAGATCCATATGAAAATTCCTTTGCTGCACACTCCTCTAGTGCTTGTAATACTTCGGGTGTAAAGTATTTTGTGGGGTCTTTATATACTTGCGATGGATATACAGAGTCACCTCCAATGACAACTCTATTACCTTTTCGCTCGAAGACTCCATACTTTTCCCCTAATTCTACTAAACCATAGTATCTGTCAAGTCCACGTTCATCATAGTATAAACGTACACGTGCTTCGGAATTCTCCTTTGCTGACCTAGACTTCATTAACTTGGCTTTGATAATGTTACCAATTACTTCCTTCCCATCCTTCTCCTTAGACTTGCTAAGGTAGATGATGTTACTAGCAGCATACTTGAGTCCACTACCTCCACCCATCTCTTTGGTTGGCACATAAGCACCGACCACATCATATGTATGATTGGTAACGATTAGAGGTACATTTGCTTTACCTAATTTGAGGGTAAGCACACGGAAGATAGACTTAACAACCTGTGCTCTTGTCATATCTCTAGTCTCTTTACCTGCTTCACTGTCTTCCATCTCCTTAGAGGTGGATAACATACCCAATGAATCAAGCACCATCATCATAGGTGGTTGATTCTTATCCTTCATATAAGTATCAAGAATCTTTATTGCCTGTGTCCTAAACTCTTGGACAGTAGTAACAGGTACTATAATCATACGTTGAGAGTCAATGCCTCTCTCCTCAATCATATCCTTACTTAATGCACTCTCAGACTCAAAATAAATAACCCCACCATCAGGATTAGATTCGAGGAAACTACGTACAATGCCAAGACAGAAAAATGTTTTGCCAGTACTCGACTCACCTGCGAGAGCTGTGATCTTGTTCCCTGGAACTCCTCCTTGGATGCTTCCTGAGACAAGTCCGTTAAAGATGTACGAACCTGTATCGATAAACGCACCAGTGTCACCAGCAGCAACACCATCAGCAACGATAGCAGCGTATTCATTGTCTATTTCCTTTACTATATCCTTTAAAAAACTCACGACCAAAGTGCCTCCAATGTATTCTGTTTCTCTGCATGCCATCCGATAGTATCTAAGATAGCTTTGAGTGGTGCTAGGAAACTCTTCTCAAATTGTAGGTCATAGTCGATGGATTCGTCAAGCCCAAATTCTTTTGGAAGAGTTTGAAAGAATGAGATTATATTCTCATTGATCTTGTTAGGTGTCCGAAGATGTATGTATTTAATCTTCTCACCCTCTTGTATGATGGGATACTTATGCTGTAACTTCCTCTTTTTAATGTAGAAGTTATATAATAGAGCACCTCTGACATGCATGGGACATCCCTTACCATATATGGTAGCAGAGGATGTATTCTTTGCTATGTTATTACAACCACGAGGGAATGCCACCTCCTCTGGTGACATCTTCTCAAACTTCTCACGGAAGTCCTTGATATATTTCTGAGTGTCACTCTCACTACCAGTCATGATGACGTTAAGTGCTTCCTTAATGGCATTACGACATGGCATAGGTGTAGAAGACTTGACTGCCTCAATACCCATCATCTTTAGTTTAGGTTTCTCATACTGGACACCCTCACTATTCCAGACGTTAAGAATGTATCTCTTCTTAGCAGTCCAGATGCCTTTGTTAGCAATATTCTCTCGCTTCATAAACATCTTCTGCTCATAGGCATTTACATAGGTTGCCATTTCTTCATAAGAACTCGCAATATAGCGATCAAGTTCCACATCACACACCTTCTTAAGGAAACTAAGTGTACTCTGATCGTCCTTCTCTCCACTGGGGAATACAGCTTGTACCAGAGGACCAAGATTAAGGTAAATACTATCAGTGTCACTTGCAATAACATAATCTGTCTCCTCTGTTTTTAATACATTGTTTAAATAATTGTTTACTTTGTTTTCGATCCATCTGATTGCGACTTGTCCACTGAGTGTGAT